GAGGAATAATCTGATGGTTAAGCAATTTAATTGTCTCACTTTTAACTCATTCCTTTTTAGGAGAAAACACAATGCCCGATAATTTAACAGCAGCTGATCTTGTAATGCGTACAGATGTAGCTGCAGCCACCACAGGTGGCGCTGCTGGAGCTAACAAGCTTTGGCTCCCACTTTGGTCTGGTGAAGTAATCAACGCTTACGATCACTACAATGTATTTGAGAATGTCATCACCGCCAAGACCCTCACCGGAGGTTTCTCTTGGGAATTCCCCGTCACCGGAACCATCGCTCTAAAGGCTGCATGGAACGCTGGTGAGGAACTCGTTGGTGGCGACTCCTCAAGCACCACCTTCAAGGTAAACCTTGACCCACGCCCAATGGCTGCTCACTTTGAGACTGACAATGTAGATCTACTGATCACTCAGTGGGACTACCGCTCAGAGCTAGCTCGTCAGGCTGGTATGACTCTTGCTAACACCCGTGATACACAGGTTGCAGTATCCCTACTCGCTGCTTGCGCCGTAGGTCCACTCGCTTCTGATCCACGCGGCCTAACCAACGCTGAATTCCCACAGCCAGTTGAAGTTTCAACAGGCGCTCCAAGCGCAGCTGATGATTCAGTTGGTCTAAAGATTCTCAAGGCCATTGAAGATTACTTTGTCTTCATGCAGGAGAACAACTATCCAGTAGCTAATGTCTACTGTGTTGTAACTCCAAAGGTATTCCAAGTTATCCGCGCTCTCGGTATTACCCGCGCTGGTGACACCAATGCCTTTGAGAAGGTTCCTCTCTTTGGAACAAGCAGCGACTATGGTAGCATTGGCGCTCCACTCAGCATGGGCATGAACAGCCTCACTGATTCCCTAGAGTACATGGGTTGCCGCATCATCAAGAGCAACCACCTACCAAAGACCAACCTTGGTTCTGCTCCAATCGGCGCTTCCAAGTATAACCTCAACTGCTCTGCTATCAACCTACACGGTATGATCTTCCAGCCAGAAGCAGTTGCTGGTCTATCACTAATGGGCATGAAGGTTGACACCGTACAGGATGTACGACGCAACACTCAGTTCACCGTTGCCAGCATGCAGAAGGGTACAGGCGTTCTCCGTCCAGAACTATGTCAGGCACTAGTCGGCGCTGCCGCTGGTACTCTTGACGCTCGTTCTGAGCTACGCACTGCCCTCGGTGCTAACCTCACAAGCGGCTTCTCTGCAGAATATGCAGTAACCGCGTAATAGAAATCACATCACCTTTGCAAGAAAGGAGGATAACTTTGTTTATTCTTTCTTAAGGAGGTGATCCAATATCTAGCCCTCCGTCCCTTAAGTGGGACGGGGGGTTTTCTTTCTAAAAGGAGGCTACTATGGGATTCATTACAAAACTACAAGCAGTTAATCAGATGCTGTTGGCCGCTGGTGAAAACCTAGTAGCTGACCTTGTTAATGATAGCGGTGTCGATACAGGCATTGCTGAAACACTGCTAGATCAAATCTCTCTTGACTTTCAAATGAGAGGGATGGCAAACAATAAGTACATTAGAGAAGTAATTCCTGATCCAATCTCACGCAAGATTTACCTACCTTATGGTAATGACGATGATGAGCAGGGAGTTATTTCTGCTGAATTGGTTTCACTACACTATAATGAGAAAGGGCAAATCATTGTTGCCCGTGTAAATCGTGAAGCCGATAAACCAATTCTTTGGAATATAACAGATGATACTGGTCTGTGGTCAACCACGCCAAAGTATTATGTCGAAATGATTATGAAACTTCCTTGGGAAATACTGGATACTCCAGTTCAAAGAGCCATTCTTGCCACAGCAATGAGGCACTATCAGGCTATTACCCAAGGCGATCCTGCAACCGACCAGTTCCTAGCCCATCAAGAAGCTTTGTTTGGAGCTAAGGGCCGCGCTGCAGATATCAATGATAAGAAACGAAACATCTTTGAATCAGGAGACTCTGCCGTTAAAGCAGCAGTCAGAAGAAATCCATATATCAACGACCCTAACAGGTTTAGATTCTGGAGAACAAGAGGTATCTAATGGCAATAAAAAGAACAAGCCCACGCGCTGGTCTGATAAATACCCGTTTACCAGTACCAACCATCAATAGTGTTGGTCGTAATGCACCAAACAAAAGAGCTGCTTACGAAGCACAGAACCTTGACAATTGTTTTGTATCATTAGAACGAAACTTTGAAAAGCGTCCCGGTTTTGAAGTTGTACCACAGTACACAATTCCCGACATTACCGATTGGGATTTTAACCAGCCTCAAACAAGAGTGGATTTGTTCCCATTAGATGGATTAGTTGCTCTTAACCACGATCTATGGTATTACTGGCACAACATTAATGAAGATACACGGTTCCTAATTGTTGTAGATTACTCTGCACGAACCAATGAACACAATCTTTATTATGTATTTCAGTTACTACCCAATGGAACATGGAAAGACCAGACTCCACAAGGGCAGTCGGCTGCTGCAATCAATGGAAGCTTTCCAGAAACCACAGTTCCTGCTAAGACTAGAGCTTATCTAACCTTTGGTTCTAATGCTGCTGATCTTGGTACAGCAAAGACTGCCAAAGAATCTTTGCAAGCGGTATCATTAGGAACAAATATTATCATTCTCAACAAGAATGTGTATGCTGGTTTCTCCTCAGATGATGATGGTTTGATGTTTAATCTCAATGGAACTAAAGGAACTACAGAAGATGTAGCTGGTAAGAAGGTTACTTATTACTCATCGGCTCAAGTTATTCCTGTTTATGCAAGTGGTTCTGATTATAAGACTAAAGAAGACGATGTGTTCCTTGGTTATAAGCCAGCGACTACAGCAGTTAGTGGTAGTATTAAATCCACTACAGTTTTCTCTGAGTCTCCACTTGTTGTTGACTTTGAGTTACAACCAAGTCCTTCTGAAGTTTCTGGAACCAATCCAATTTCTTCTATTTCATCTACCTATAATGGATATAAGTTAGAGATTCCAGAAATTAACGCATCAGGAACAGTTCAACAATACTTTGGTGATACCAAGATTGCGCGAGTTCTTTGGACAGGCCAACTTCCTCAAGACAGTGCCACAATTGTTACTGCTCCAACTAGAGTTGATGCTGTTACTTATGAACTAGTTCCAACAGTTCATACTTCTTATGAGTTTGAATTAGGAACTAATGCTTCTACTACAGCTAACTTTTATAACAATAGGACTATCGAAATAATGAATGGTTCTACTGTTGTTGGAACAGCTACAATCTATTCCTACAATAGTGTTACTAAAAAGATCAGAATTAAAAACTGGAACGGACCTAGTAATATTGTATCTGGAACTGCTTATCGTATTCAAATTATTACTACAATAACTGGTTTAGGCGGTACTTCTGTACGAACTACTTATTATCATGGTAATATTCCAACAACAATTACTTACATCAACCCAACAAACGATACTCCTTATAACTTAACACCTGTAACCTACTCTATTACTTTAGATCCAAGTGCTTCAAGTACTAATGATTTCTATAAGAACTATCAATTTGATGTCTTGTATGTGGCTAATGCTGGTTCTGGTTCAGTAATTAAATATACTGGTTCAACCAAACAAATTATCGTTACAGATTGGACAGGCGATGCTCCCTTAAACGGTAACGCTGTTAATCTGTCCATTAAAAACTACGCTTTCTCTTTAAGTTCGACTATCACAGCAAAGCATATTCCTGTTGAAGATTACAAATACTTCCAGAATTCACTTGCTTATCTTGGACAAAGACTTAATGATGCTAGTGAAATTCGTCTTCCACCTGAAGTAGATGATTGGTATAACACCAATAGCAACGGTAGCAACAGTGTAGCTGATGTTTCAGCACAGCGAATGCTAGAGTTGCTATACGATCCTTTCCATCCATACGGAAACTACAATGGGAAGAATCTAGTTGGCGGTCGTGGTAAAGTTTATTACTGCCAGAATCCATTCCTCAACCTAACAAGCGGATACTACCGTGTTATTTCGTGGAGAGAAGACACACCAGCACAGTACTATAACTTTACATTGCCTCCCAAAATCACACCTACAGGTGTGGAAGCAAATAAAATTATTCCACTTGGCAGACCATATCTTCAAAAGATCCGTACCCCAGATAAGTGGTCATACATAGACCCCAATAGAATGCCTCAGAAGATTTCTCTACTGATTGGTGCTAACTCCTTAGAGTGGTCTATTGGTCCAGTTCGATGGACTCCACGACAGTCTGGTACTAATGATACCAACCCCGGTCCTTCTGTATTCAGAACGACAGATCGAAAGCAAATTAAGCAGACTCAACTCACTAGTATCTGTGTATTTAAAGACAGACTATGGTTTGCGGCTGATGATGTTGCGTTCTCTTCTCAGATTGGTAAGTACGAGAGCTTCTTTATTGAAGACCCTGCCAACATTATTGCTACAGATCCTATTGATATCCGTGCTTCTTCAAATGCGTTTGCTCAGATTACACACATGACACCATTTGAAGACTATATCTTTATCAATACAAAAGCAAACATTCAGTTCCAGCTCACAGCTGGCTCTAAGGATGCCAACGATCTTGTGCTTACACCTTTCAATGTAATGTTGTCTCCAACAACTTACTATGCTGCGGTGTCTTTTGTTGATCCTCAGACCATTGGATCACAGCTTTACTTCTTTGACCGTCGAAAACTATATCTATTTACAGGTAAAAACAACCTTGGATATAGTTCGGCTGTTGAAGTTTCAAGCCAAGCTCAAGACTATCTGCCTGAAAACTTTGGATATGCTTGTACTGGTCCAGCTCAGAACACAATCTTTGTGACTGATGCTGATAATGAAAACATGATTTACATGTACACGGTTCGCTTTAGTGGTGATCGTGTAATCCAAAGTTCTTTCTATCGTTATGTACTGGATTCAGAGTCTTTAGTAAACAGCATGCAAGTTTACAATAACTACTTGTATGTCGTTATTGCTAGAAACAATAAGATTGTTATTGAGCGAACTCTGCTTCAGAATGAAAAGAACGATGTACCACGAATGGATCATATGTTTAAGATTAAAC